ACCAGCAATACGACATGGTTGACATTAACCAGACCGTGATTGATGAGCAAAGCGGCGAGACGGTGGTGGTGAACGATCTATCGGTCGGCAAGTATGACGTGGTGTGCACTGCTGGCCCGAGCTTCCAGTCCCGCCAGCAAGAAACCTTGTCGGCCATTCTTGATATTGCCAAGATTGACCAAAGCATTATCCCGATGGGCGGGGATCTGTTACTCAAGAACATTCCGACCCCAGTGGCTAACCAGCTTGCTGAGCGAAAGCGCGCGCAGATGATTAAGCAGGGCATTATCCCTATTGACCAACTGACCGATGATGAAAAGGCGCAGATGCAGCAAGAGGCGCAGGGTCAGCAACAGCAACAGGACCCGGCCATGGTCCTCGCAATGGCAGAGCAGACTAAAGGGCAGGCTGAGCTGATGAACGCACAGACCAACGCAGCCAAAGAGCAAAGAGAGCAGTTCGCGCTACAGCTAAGAGCGAATGAGTTGCAGTACAAGATGCAACAAGGCAACGCAGACACTCAAATCGAGTCCTATGATTCCGAGACCAAGCGAATGCTGGCGCAGGTTGCTGCGTCCAAAGCGGGCGCAAGTTTAGAGACGGAAAGCGTGAAGAAAACAGGGATGGAGATTGACAACGCCATAAAGTTGACGAACGCAGTTATTCCTAAGCCTTATGGTGAATTTCGCTAAATAGTGGTAAAATCGACTACAGGAACATGACCTTATTCATGGCAACTACCTTCGAGGGCGCACCAAATGACAGACCAGACGCAACAGGACATTGAGATTGATGGCGATTTAGAAGCAGAACATGAACCGCTAGAGGTCGAGGAGTCCGAAGATCATCCACAAGATGATTCTGAATCGTCACCAGATAAGACGGGTAAAGTCCCGGCAAAGGTGGAGTTTACTGATGAGCAGCAAAAGATATTCGATGAAACTGTTGGCAGCAAAGTTTTCAAACAGCGTGAAGCTGAGCGAAAGGCTGAGAGGCTACAGGCAGAACTCGATGATTTGCGCGCTAAGCAGCAGGCAGATAGACCACCTGTAGTCCCTGAGATTCGTGATGCTTACAACCTGACTGATGAGCAGTTAGCACAAGCCATGCGAAACAGGGATAAGGCTATTCAGGCTAGGGCTGAGTGGGATGCTAATCAGCGCGCACAACAACAACGCGCAGAGGACATTAAACACCAGGCCGAAACCGCAAGGATTGAATCGCTAAACAAGAATATCGACACTTACAGAGGTCGGGCGGCAACCTACGGCATTAAGCCCGAGGAGTTGCAAGCGGCAGGTAACACGGTAGCCAATTACGGGATTCACGATGATCTAGTCCAGTTCATTCTTGACGACGATCACGGCCCATTGATTACTAAGTACCTGTCCCGTAACCCGGTAGAGCTTGAGGAGTTATCACGCCTCAGTCCTGCTGCGGCCGCTGTAAGAATTGAAAGGATTGTGCGCGGTAAAGCCTTGGCTCTCAAACCGAAGGTAACAGCAACGCCAGACCCCACAGACCGTCCTCGCGGCTCGGGTGTCTCCCCCAAAGAAAGGGGGCCGATAGGGGCAACATTTGAATAAGGAACTAGCATGGCTAACAATTTATCGAGCAACGTCACCCGCAAAGTAGCGCGGGTATTCTTAGACGCTTTTGAGTCTAATCGCGTGGTCACAAAGACCACTAACACTCAGCTTTTGAGTGGCAAGTTTGACCCCTCGTCCGGCTCCACAGTGGACTTCAAGCGCCCACACGACTACAAGACTATCCGCACTGCCGGTGGTGACATTTCCGGCTCAACCAAGTCTAACATCATTGCAGGTAAGGCAACGGGAACTGTTCAGAATTACTTCACTGCTGCGACAGAGTGGGGCAATCTTGAGGAGGCTATTGAGCTAGACCAGCTAGGTGGCGGTTCTGACAACATGCAGACAATTCTAGGCCCAATGGCGCGGCGCATCATTACCGACCTTGAGCTAGATTATGCTAGCTACATGCAGAAGAACGCCTCTCTACGCTACGGCACACATGGCACTGCGGTGGACGCATGGTCTGACGTTGCTGGCGCTGGCGCATTGCTTCGCTCTATCGGCGTGCCTATGTCAGATGAGGCATGTTATCTGATGAACCCCTTTACCACTACCGCGCTCGCATCGGCTCAAACAGGCTTAACGGCTGCTGACCAGCTTGTGCGTACAGCGTGGGAAAAGGCTCAGATTAGCTCTAATTTCGGCGGTCTGATGGCTTTGACTGCTGACTCACTGGCGACATTCACCTCCTCAACTGGCGCTGATCGTGCTGGTACGTTGACATCTGCTCCGAATCCCACCTATGTCACTGCCAAAGACACTATGACGCAATCGGTTGCTGTAACGGCGCTGCAAGCGAGCATGGTAGTGAAGGCTGGTGAGTTAATCACCGTTGCCAACGTGTACCGCCTGAACCAGGCTACCCGTCAGGTAATGTTGGACGCCACTGGTGCGCGAGTGCTTTGGACTGGTGTGGTGACTGCCGATGTAACGCTTGGCGCATCAGGCGAGGGTACTCTTGTGGTGGCTGGTCCTGCGATCTACGAGGCTACTGGTCAGTACAACACTGTTGACGCAGCACCAGCCAGCGGCGCGGTTGTGACAATCGTAAGTGCTAGTGCCACTGTCTACCAGCCCAACCTGTTCTACACTAAGCAGGCGTTTGGTATCGGCACTGTGAAGCTGCCTAAGCTGTACTCTACCGACACGGTAGCGACTACATCGGATGGCTTCTCTATCCGTATCAGCAAGTACGCAGACGGTGACGCGAACACGCAGAAAATTCGTTTCGACTTATTGCCTGCTTACGCGACCTTCAACCCGTTCTTTGCGGGACAAGGGTTCGGTGTCTAATGGTACTGGGGGGGGCTTCGGCCCTCCCTTCTTTTCGGAGTAACAGCATGAAAGAATTTATTAAGCCTTCCGGCGTTGTCGTATCAGTTTGCGAATCAAGCTATCAAGCGGCGCTCGATGCGGGCTGGGAAGTCCAAGAACCAAAGAAAGTGGAAGTAAAGGCTGATCCCAAGCGCGAGACTTTAACGGTGAGCAAGCACTACAGGGGCAAGTAATTGGCAACAGTTGAGCAGGTCGCAAAGGCTTCATTGCAAAGAATACTTGTGCAGGCATCAGAGGCTCCTATGGAAGCTGATGAGTACGCAGATTATATCTTTGCCTTGAACAACTACATGACCGCGCTAGAGGCCGAAGGCGTGTCGCTAGGGTATACGGTAGTCGCTAACCTTTCCGATGCCGTGACGGTGCCCACGGGCGCGCTCAGGGGCATTATAGCGAACATGGCGATTGAGGTTGCCGCTGACTACGGCGGCATTGTGTCCGAATCACTGACTGTAGCTGCAATCAACGGCATGAAGACGATGCGTCTTATCGGCCAGATTATTACCCCTTCGCGCTACCCCGGCACACTGCCTCGCGGCTCTGGCAATTCCGATGGAAGCAACAGAAACGAGTCATTTTTCTATTCTGATGGCGAGGCCGCTATTCTTGCCGAAACCACGGGCGCTATTGGTCTGGAGGCAAGCACATAATGGTTACTCGCGCAGATGGTAAGAAAAAGAGCAAATTCCTAGCACAAACAAGCGTTTTATCCGGGTCCTATTTTGATTATGTCGTAAGCGGGACGAATTACCGGATCAGCTATGACAACTTGCTCGCAGGGCTTGATATTAGAAGCAAGGTGCAGCAAGGCGGGCTCCTCTCGATGCAGAATAACGCTACAGCCACTACTATCGCGGCAATTGCTACACCTGTTCGCGTGGCAGGGGTGTGGACCTCGGTATCAGCCGACAGCATGACAGCCAGCACAAGCGGGCGCTTGACCTATGATCTTAGTGATAGCCGTGTGCTTAGTATCGGCGCCGACCTTACCATCGACCCGGCGGCGGGCACCTCTCAATCTGTTAGCGTGTACATCGCGCTCAACGGTGCGGTGATTGACGGGTCTCGAATCTCCACCACGATCTCAACAGGCGCGCCCCAATCCCTGTCTACTCAGTGGCGCATAGCGTTTACTTTAGCCGATTACGTGGAGGTGTTTGTCCAAAACGCCACAGCCACGAATAACCTTGTTGTCTCACGAGCCGTTCTACGGGTTAATTGATGCCTACCACTCCGCTACCTATCGCCAACGGCTTCTATGTCAGCGAATCGCTCCCAGTCTCGGCCCAAGAATGCGTGAACTGGTATCCGGTAATAAACCCGGCGCCCTCCTTGAATCAGGAGATATTGATAGGCACTCCTGGAACTAACCAGCTTGCCACCACAGGCACGAGAAAGCAGGCGAACCGAGGCGCTCATGAGATGAAGGGCGCGGCTTACTTCGTCAACGGCACCTCGCTTTACAAAATGAATTCAGATTTTACCGTCAACACGCTTGGCACCATTCCCGGCACGGCGCGGGTTTCAATAGCGGGCAACGGTACGCAGCTAATGGTGCTTATTCCCGGCGGTAACGGGTACATTTACAACAGATCGACCGATGTATTCGCGCAGATCACTGACGTGGACTTTACGGCTAATGGCGCGCCTCAGTACGTTGTATTCATTGACTCCTATTTCCTAGTCACAACAGATTCCAACAAGTTTATAATCTCCGCCTCTAACAATGGTTTGGCGTGGAATGCGCTGGATTTTGGGTCTGCCGAGTCGGACCCTGATGACGTTGTGGCCCCTGGTGTTTACAAGAACCAGCTATTTGTATTCGGTACGCAAACTGCCGAGGCTTTCCAGAATCAGGCAAGCGGCGCAGACTTCCCCTTTATTCGCAACGGGCTTTTCTTGTCCAAGGGCTGCTACTCGCCTCTGTCAATCATCAACGCGCAAGATACCTTGATGTTCATTGGCGGGGGCGAAAACGAATCCCCTGCAATATGGGCATTGGCAGGTAATGGCACTCAGAAGATGTCAACACCCGCTATCGAAAACCTATTGCAGCGATTAACCAAGACCGAGCTCACCAATGTGTACGCATGGGCCTATGCTCAAAAAGGCGCTTACTTTGTCGGATTTGCCTTGCCTACGACCACTATTGTTTACGATCTGACCTCTCAGCGATGGCATGAGCGAAAGTCTTATGTCGAATCTGAGCAGACCGCGCACCGAGTCTCATCAATTATCACCGCTTACGGGCGCGTACTGTGCGCCGATACAGTTGATGGCCGTATAGGTGAGATTGACCCTGATGTGTACACCGAATATGGCTCAAATATGATAAGAAGCGTGGCAACGCAGCCCTTTCAAAACAATATGCTTTCGATCTTTGTGCCGAGCATTGAATTGACTATCGAGTCCGGTGTCGGCAATGCTGACTCTGTGGACCCTATGATCGTCATGGAGCGCAGCAAGGACGGTAAGACATGGGAAGCCCCGCGCCCTCGAAAGATAGGCAAGATTGGCGACTACAAGCGCAGGGCTATATGGAGACGAAACGGCAGGGCGGCACGATTTGAGATATTCCGCTTTACGTTATCTGACCCGGTAAAGCCGGTGATTATTCAACTGACCGCGAACATTGTTGGTGGTGATAAGTGAGAACGCCCCCTAATCGCTCTCAGCCCATTGTTGAGATAGATGGCACCTCTACTCAGCAGTTCGCCTCATTCCTTGCTGATGCCACTTTGGGCATTCCTATAGTGGGTTCGGGCTCACCCGAGGGAGTAGTGGAGGCAAGGCTGTACTCGCTGTATATAAACTCAGCGGGCACGGCGGGGGCTATTGAGTACCGCAAGATGCAATCGGATATTTCAGGCGACAAAACTCAGGGCTGGTTATTGGTGTGATCTGCCGAACCACTGACAAGGAGTTGATTAAGTCAATCGTCACGCTCCCTGATCTTTGGGCAACGGTAGCGGAGGACGGGCAAGAGCCTTGCGCATGGGAGCCTGACATGGGCATTGCGTGGCTAGTGGCCCAAGACGATGATGGACAGGTGATGGGGCTGTACAGCCTTATCCCTAACAACTGCGTCACACTCGAGATACACCCTTATATTATTCCCCGGTATCGCGGCAAGAAAGCGTATCAAAGCGGGCGCGAAGTGCTGGCATGGATTGGGAGCACTACAAGTTATTCAAAGGTCGTGTGTCAGATTCCAGTTATCTACAAAAACGTCAAGCTGTTCGCCATGCGCTGCGGCTTTAAGCAGGAGGGGATTAATCGCCTTTCCTACCTGAAAAACGGAAAGATAGTTGACCAGTGGCGGCTTGGCGTAGTGCTTAATGAGATTCAACAAACTTAGCGACAACTGCTAAATAGTGGTAAAATTGACGACACAGAGGGCTTCAATATGGGCGACATAGTTAATAAATTGTTTGGCGGCGTAGATGACTCTGCCCAAAAAGGCACGATGCGTCAAAACGATATGTCTCGCGAGTATATCCAGCAGCAATACGGGCAAGCGCGCAATGATATATCATCTGCCTACAACCCTATGTCTCAGGCATTGTCCGGGGGATTTGGCTCCGCAATGGACGCATACAACCAAGCGGCGCCTCGCCAACTTGACGCAATGTCTCAGGGCAACTTCGGCGCGCAGCAACAGATTATGGCCGGATTACCGGCATTTCAAGCGGCATTGATGGGCCAGCCCGTAGACATGGGCAGCGTATTCCAGCCACAGCGCATTGCATACGACCCTGCTATGTTCCAGCGCCAACTACCGCAAACGCCCCAGTATTCACCACAGGGAGCGTCTCAGCCTCAACGCGAGCAGTTTAATCCTCTTGGGGGTGGTTACTAATGGCCTACTCAGTTCAAGAGGTTCGCACGTTCCTTGAGCAAAATCCAAACTTGAGCGATGCAGAAGCTGCTCGCCTGATGGATGAAAATGATGTGGACGTCAATACTATGGCGCAAGCCTACGGGACGTCCTATAACAATGCCATGCAGCGTTATAGTGATGCGGGCGGGCAGAAGTTCCGCGCTCCCACCACAGGGCTTAGCGGCGCCGAGAACGCGATGAATAGCGGGCTACGCTCTGCCCTTGCCTCGCTTGCCGAAGGTGCCGCCACGGGGCGCGCAGACATAAACACGGCAACCAATACGGCTACCGGCCAAGTTGAGACTAACCTTAACCGGGCAGAGGGTTACTTTAACCCTTACCAGCAGGTAGGAACGCAAGCACTAGGCCAACAAGCGGCCCTGTCAGGGGCACAAGGTCAAGACGCATTTAATGCAGCGTATAATGAATCGCCTTACATGAAGTTCCTGCAACAGCAGGGCGAGCAAGGCGTGGTGCGAAACGCTGCGGCTATGGGCGGGCTTGGTGGCGGCAATGTGCAGAAAGAGCTATCAAGATTCAATCAAGGCCTGGCAGGGCAGGGATTACAGCAACAGATCGGCAACCTTGGCGCATTGTCCGGGCAGGGCTTAAACGCTTCTGGCAACGCAGCGCAAGCGGCAGGGCGGCAGGGCGAGCTAACATCAGGGCTCACTCAGCAGGCAGGGCGTGACCTGTCAGGCATCGCTACGAGCACGGGGCGTGACTCCGCTAACTACCAATATCAAACGGGCATGGCGCTTGCCGGCAATAGAATGAATGTCGGCAACCAAATAGCCGGCGGAATCCAAAACGCTGCGGGCCAGATGTCCAACCTTGCCTATCAAGGCGGTCAGGATGCCTCTGGTATTTACGGGCAGAACGCGGGCAATCTTGCTGGCATTCTGGCGCAAAATGGCATGAGTCAAGCGGATATAATGAGCATCATTTCTCGCTCTAATGCGAACGCGGCGCAGAACGCTTCCGGCCAGTATTCGGGGTTGGGCGGTATTCCTAACACGCAGCAGAACACAGGAATGCTTCCGGCGCTTGGGGCACTAGCTGGCGGCATTGGCGGCTTACTAACGGGACTAAAGTAATATGACTAACCCTCTGACAGGCGCATTCTTTCAACCAGAAAATCGCGGCACTATGAGCAAAATTGGCAATGCTTTATCAGGCTTTGGCGCAGGAGTGCAAGGGCGCGGCGCTGAGTTTAGTCAGCAGATGATGAATCAGCGCGAAGCACTGTCCCAAGAGCGCACTGGCGCAATGATCGCGGACGCCATGCAAGTTTATACCTTGCTTGATGCCGACAGATTTGACGATGCAATAAGCCTAATCGATGACCGCGTG